AACATCAATCATGGCTTTTTCTTCGTAACGTTGCCAGAATTTCTGCATAAAGTCACTTGCACTGGCAAAGTTAGCTAAATCGCCTTGGGTAAACATGTTGTTCTTTTCAAAACTACGTGCTAGACCTTTAACGCCTTGTACTAACTTGCTGATCTTAACATCATTTAAGTCATTGCCCGGAAACTGTTGCAACAAAGGATCAATATACGTTTGTGTAGTCACTGGACGTTTAGTGATCTGCTCGTACTCATAGTCAAAGATCTCTCGTATAAAGTTACCCGGATCCATGGTAAGAGTTTGTACTTCAACGCCCTTTTGTTTGCTAAAAGGTACATGCACACCATCTTGAGTTTTAAGTTGCACGCCTGCATGTTGAATACTCATTTCTAGTAATTCACCTAGCACACTATACATATTGCCTGTTAACAGTCCTTTGACATTGTGTTCAGGAGTAACACGGGCAGCTCCCCAACTACGTAGATTTTCCGGATGCCACATAAAGTCCACCTGCACATACGCATTGGGTCCAACTTGGATAATCGGATGACCGGGCTTGCTTTCAGTTTGATGAACGTATGATGGCTTCATTTCTTTAACAAATTGGTCAGCAGCTTTGTTATAAAGAGAAGTAAACTGGTTGTAGGTTAAGCCTGCTTCTGCAGGAGCAACCATTTGCAAATCAATATCGCCGTAGATTTTATCAGCTGGATCAACTTCGTGGTATGCAGTGCTACCGGTTGGTTTGCCCATCTCTACTGGAGGTCTATTACGATCCGCAAGGTACTGGTTAAAGTCAACAACAAAACGTTGTACTTGTGCCAGTGCTGTTTTAACAATCTGCGGATTAATAACAGTACCCTGTGTCGCAACTGTGTCCCAGCCGCCTTCTCTTAGAATCTCAAATATCTTCATAATAGACTACTGTACTTTCTAAACCAGTTAGCAGATCCTTCTGACACTGACTCGGGCATGGTAATAATACCCTTGGCTGCATCTTGTCTTGCTTGTGCTAGTTTACTGTCACGGTCTGGATCATTCTTTAGTGCTGCTACCATGCTAGCAACACTGTTTAAGTCATCTGCTGTGGCTGCTTGCCCTAGTAGGATCTTAGCAACTTCATCTCTAGTACGTGCAACTACGGTGTTATCATCACGGCGCAATAGTTTACCGCCAAATGCATCAAACTTTAGACCTAATGCTTTGCCGATACTGTTCATTAGAATAAAGTTGTGGGCACCTTTAAAGCCAGGTTGATCATACATACCACGTGGGCCATGTTGGTGATAAGGCGCCACAATGTCTGCGTCCGGAATAACCATCAAGTCTACTTGTACACTACGCTGTCCTTCTGGGGTAGCATAGGGAACTTCAATGTGTACATTACGTCCAGAGATCTTGGTCTTGTAGCCTTTGGCCTGTAGGTATTGCTCTAATGCTTGTTTAGCTGCCTTGTCGTCTGCAACTTGAAACTTTTGCATTAGTGCCCCTGCGTCAATGAACAAGTCCATGTCGCCACTTTGGCCTTTAAAGCCAGCTGAGCCAATGTCAGGGATAGCTTTAATGCCACTAGGCAAGTCACGCTGGACATGCGTTACAATTCCTGCTACGTATTCTTTGGCAATATCTCCGTCCCCAAAGATATTGCCGCCTTCGTAAATGTGCATCATAAACGGATCTTTGCCTTACGTGCTAGCATTGCAGAGAAGTCCGTGCTGGCCATTTGTGGCTGTGCGGCAGGAACTTGTGAACCTTTGATCTTGCTTTGCAAGAATCCCGGCTTTCCTGCATCTGCTTGTGCGCTTGTTGGGACTGCTTTTGCACCGGTAGCTGGCTGTGCCGCGGCTTGTTGAGGCAACCCAGTTGGCACATTCACCTTAACGCTAGCATAGCCCGGTTGTTGTTGGCCAAAGTTTGGTGCCGCGGCTTGTTGCGCTGCTGGTGCTGCTGTAGCTGCTGCGGCCTGTGGGCTAGTAGAGGCCGGTGTACCAGCTGGCGCTCTGTTATTTTTCCATACTGCTGCTGGTGCTGCTGGCTTAACCGGATTAGCTGCTAATTGGTCTTGTGCTGTTTTAGCGGCTGCGGCCTGTTTGGCTTTGCGAACATCTTCTGGACTACCAGTTGGTGCAGGTTGTGCAGGTTGTGTGTTACTTGCTGCAGGTGCCGCTGTTGGCGCCGCAGGTGCTGCTGGGGCTTGTTGTTTTTGAATCTGCGCAATGATTTTAGCATCAGCAGGATCTTTGGGATCTAATTCCTGCCCACCAATTTTAACAGGTTCTTGTTTTGCAGTTGCAGCAGGTCCGGCTGCTGGTGCGGGCTTGTTTAGGGCTGCTTGCTGGTCTGCTTGCTTGTCCAGCATTGCGGCTTGTGCTGCGTTAACTGGCTTGTTGTCTTTGTCGAACCACTGTTGGCCAACTTTCCTGTAGTCGTGTTCCTGTCCCTGCGCATCTTTAATCGTAACAGAATCTTTTCCAGGATTGCCAAGTTGCGCCAAGCTCTGCATACTTGTGCCTGCGTTTTGGCCTGCTTTTAACGCACTAGTTGCAGCGTCAAATGCGCCTGCTGCGGCGTTACCCACAGACCTGGCTTTGTCTCCAAATGTGCTAGCACTGGTATTTGTTAATTGTTTTTCTAGAGATGCAATCTCAGTTTTCTTTTGAGCAATTTGTTGCTTGATTGCCGCTGGCTCAACCGGAGTAACTGCATCTGTTGTTGCTGGTTCGCTAGCTGGGCCGCCAACTGCATCGGCGCCTTGAGCTTTACCGGCTTTAAATGCTCGAGCCATACCAGCTGGTACACCAGCTACTGCGCCAAGTGCGCCAGCTACTTTACCTAGTCCACGCTGAATAATATTACCAGCTTCATCCAATTGATTGTCCATGTCCGTTAATCCTTCTTTGTATTTTCTCGAAGGCTACGAACTTTGCGTGTAAACTTTGCTGGGTCCTGTCCACGTATACTGTTTAACAAACGGCGCTCTAGCTCGTCTGCTGTTTCTGCATCGTAGTGTTCTTTAATGTAATTGATCAGGTTAATAGCGCCGGCGATTACATTACTAGCGCGACTTTCAATAAGACTCTCACGGTCTTTATGAACGCTCATGCTAGACAGTTCTTCTAAGATACTGCGGGTATTTTTACGCAAAATTCTGCTCCGATTTAGTTATATTTATATGGATTTGATTAGAACAACAAATACGGATCAGCGTTATTCTGCTTTCTTAAGTCCCGCTAACATGCTTCTCAACTTGGTGCTTTGTACTTCGCCTGATACCTTAGGTCCCTGTTCCCATGCCGGTGTTCCAGTGGCACGTTCAAACTTGGCAGGCCCACCTTCAACCTCGTCAGCAGCTTGTGCTACTGCTTTGTTCTTGATTTGGCTCATGATACTGGACACACGTGGCGGACCACCTGCAGAGTTCTCATCAACGCCTGGGTCACTGATACGCATGGTTTCGATGTTGTATTCAAGGTCAATCTTTTGCCCAACACCGGTTGAACTACGCGACTTCATACACTGGATTTGATACTTGCCACGCTCTTTCATAGCACGACTTGTAAAGATACCAAACACGTTGTCGGCAGTGTTGATCTTAGAAATACCACCAGCAATGTGGCTATGATCGAATTCCACTTCTTCAACAGCACTACGGTTCAACTGCGATGCAGTAACCAACAAGACGCCCAACTCTTTAGCCAAGTTACGCAATTCTTCTGCTACGTACTTGTCCTTGATAAACTGGTCGTTGGGGTTAACTTTAACAGATACAGGCATAACCAAGTCCAAGTAGTCAACCATTACAAAGTCAACACGGATACCTGTTTGGATCTGCACTTCCTTCAAGTAAGCACGAATGTCGTTTACGTTACTTTGTGCCGGTAATGCCTTGATACGATACTGCCCAGACTTCTTGCTGACCAGCTTAACCTTAAGCGTAGTTGTATCAATGTCCTTGCGGATATCCTTTGTGCCCATACCTGTAAGCATCGCATCAGTACGCAACGATGTTAACTCTTCACTAAGTTCCAGTGTAATGTACACCCCGCTAAGGCCTGCTTGTAACCAGCTCAGAGCAATGTTCATCATAACCAACGACTTACCCGAACCCGATCCACCTGCAAAGATGTTTAGTTCACCGCGGCTAAATCCACCGTATAACAGTCGATCCAGCTGTGGCCAACCTGTGCTTACTTGTCCGCCCGAGTTGTAGTATTTGTTAATACGCTCTGCTGGATCAGCAAAGTAATCTGTACCCATGTCTTTTTGTAGACTAATTTGCACTGCATCTTTGATCAGCTTTTCCACTGGATCAAAGTCCCCAGCTTCTAACATGTCGGCTGCTTTGAGAATAGCACGTTCTAGCTCTTGACGCTTGGTAAACTGCTCAAACTCACTCATGAACCATTCATTGTGACCATCGCCTAGATCGGGAATTGCCTTGAGCTCTACTCCAGTGACTGCTTTGATTTGATCAAATGTGGGCAACGTTTTATAGTCGTTGCTGTGTGTTTTAATAAACTCTGCTGCTGCCCTAATGCTGCGATCAAAGTTTTCGGGATTATAAATGTTTGATACACGCACAAAGCTCTGTGCGTCTTGTAACATCATTTCTAAAAATAATTTTTGTAAGTCGGTACTGTATTCTTTTGTTGCCATAGTCAATTATGTATGCGTTTCTTCATTAGTTCAATTTTTAAGCGGCTCGATTGCTTGGCTTGTAGGATTGCTTTAAGCACAAACAATTTACCATATTTTTCTACCGCGGCCGAGACATCTTTTACATCGTCTTTCCAGACTGGAAAACTAACACTCCAGCCATATTCGATAGCCTGCTCCACAAGCCTCGCACCGGCCCATACGTCCCGCCCTTTGACAGATTTAATGTCGAAGTCGGGAACGACAATGACTTCTCGTCCCAAACTGTCGATAATATCTGCTTGCACCTCTGAACATTCATTACTAAGGACAGCAACGCCATCAATGGCCATCGCATCGAACGGTCCTTCTGATACAATGACAAACTTAGAGCCAGGAGCCTGGCGGTCCATGTTAAACACGTAGTTTGGTTCGTAGCTGTTGTGGTACTTGGGCTTAACCCCTTCATCCCATGTCCTTCCTGTATGGCCAATTAGCACACCTTTCCATGTCATGGGTATAATGACCCGCTTGTGCATGTTGTGTTCAGTATCGTCTGTGCAATAGAATTCGTAGTTATCCAGTAGTCCGGCTCTACGGCGATGAACGTACTCAACCGATCCTTTGAGAGAATCTGGTGTAATGTAGTTATCATCTGTTAGTGTTAGGAATGTTTTCCACTCTGTAAAACTCTTTGCGCCTTCGGGCAATGGGCGTGGCTTAAAAACTATTTCTTCAGCTGGTTCTGTTTTTAGTTCTTCTGGGTTAACCAGCTCTTTGACACGGATAGCATCAATTACCAAACGCTTGATGGAGTTTTCGTCTGCCCCAAACCAACTCAGGAGTTTTCGAAACTTATAGTTAAGATGTCGTCCTGGTGTGTAGTTGGCTTTGAAGTTACAGTTGAAACAAGCGTATGATACTGAGCCATTTGGATTTGTAATTAATCCGCCACGCCCCCTAGTATCACGGCTTTCGCCGTTGTGCTCACAACATACGGCATTAAAACTGGTCCAGCCGCTTGAAGAAGTTTTCTTTTTGGCGGGTAGGAGTTGTTTTACTGCGTCTTGAATTGTTGTTAGCATAGGACTATTATATAGCCATGCGCAGCAGAACTCAAATGATTTTATGGATTAAGATAACCAGGTAGTACTTCTAGGTCTAAGACTGCACCGTGATTGTCATCAATGTACACTGGGCGTTGTACGTTGGTATTGCTAATAGTGCGAGTGGTTAGATTATACAAGCGTTGCTCTAAATTAGCCAGCGTTGCGCTGGTTATGGTAATAACCCCACGACCTTGTTGAATGTTGCCACCTAGGTTGGCATCAAAGTTTACGTTTCCACTCCAAACTGTTACATTGTTGGTAAAGTCTTGAATGTCAACTTGAACTCTATACGTAGACACGTTGGCCTTCTTTTGGTCTTGGTTTTTAATTACAACTTGTATAGGGTTGTCTATGCCCTGATAGACTTTGATTGGGTGGCTGTACACTTGGCGATTCCTTACGGTAAAGATAGCTGTGTCCAAAATTTGAACCTCTACCTTTTGGTCATATAAATATGCTTTAATAGTTTGCATTTTTCTAGCTATTCTTTAACATATTTATCGCAACGTGGAAATTGATATCAAGGCGTTATTAGCAAAATACCCGTACCTAACGTACATTGTCTACGGCGGGAACGATTACGTGGGCATCGTACAAAACGCCGACGAGCAGATCACTACAATATATGACTTTGGCAGCTTGAAAACGCCAGAGCAAAAAGCCCGGTTCCTGGAACTAGGCGAAGTATGGTGGTGGGAAAGCAATAGGATTGTCCCAATCAATGTGTTTTTGAAACAGGATTGGGCACTATTCAAGTTCTGTGTAAAGACTATGAATAGCAAGGATGTAGATATCCGTTACGGCCCGCAAACAAGCCTTAAAGAAATCTCAATGAAGCGCAGCAAGCGCCGTTCAATTACACTAGTTAGACGTACTCAATAAGTTCATGTGTACGCATACCAGGTGTGCGTAAGCAATTGCGTGAGCTTTCTTGAACACATAACCATCTTCATTTGCATCCCAGATAGTTTTAGCAACGTCCGCCCACTTTTGCCCTATCAAGTGGCGCTTGCCCGGACGAATAATAGCCAACAGCATGGCCATACGTGGCACACTAGTCACAGCTTCGGGCATCTTAACCAGTGTATCATAGTGATTACCGATATGAATTAGTCTGGCACAGAATTCTGGGTCATATAATTGTGCCCAATCTGGCTCCTGCGCCATTAGTTCGTCTAGGTGCTGCTCGCTTTTAATCTGCGTATATAACGATACATTCAAGAAGTCTAGTTTAGCATAGCCGCGGTCTTCTGCTACCTTGTAGTCAATGCTGGCAACACCACTAAAAGGATCAACAGGAATGTCAGTTGGGTAAACACCGGTGTTGTGACGGACTAATTTATCATCTCTCACAATGCCCGCAGGAGTTACCTTCAGCAAACGTATTGCTTCGTCCCTGTTACCGAAGTCAATGTCAATGTCACTTTTGAACTTCATAGTCCTGCCTTCTCTAAAATGTCTTTGGTCCACTCTGTATCGGCAGTGTAGTCACGAAACTTCCTCTGCCAGTAGTCGGGGTCTATGTACGGAAGTATGATCGCCACTTGCTCTTCAGATAATCCATCAAGGAATCCAACGCCACTGTCGCAATTAAATACAACCCAAGGACTGATCCGCCCACTAGCAATATGGTGACATATACGATTGACATTACCGTAGCGAAAATAGTCTCGAAAGCCGTTTTTAAGTTCTGTATGAGATTCTGCATATTCTGTCATTTCCTTTAATGCACGTTCTAGTGCATCTTGTACTGCTTCACGCTTGATATATTCACCAAGCCATTCTTCATAGAAGCTGTCTTTAGTCCAATAGTCTAATTTTTTGTTGTTCTTTAGTAGCCAATCAATGAAGCTTGCTGGATTGATTGCACGTATGCCCACTAGATGTCTGCCAAATTTAACAAAGGCAATGTAATAGGGACTAGTGGCAAAGTCTGCGTAGCTTTTTAGTTTAGCTGACCCTTGTGCATACTCATAAAATCGCAGATAAGCACGAAGTCCTAGTTGCACACCTGTTTCTTTTTCCTGTTGCCATCTGCGCTTTTGTTCGCAGAGATGATTTGTAAGGGTAGATTCCTTGACAAAAGCTTTGCCGCAGTATTTACATTTGTAAGATGCTGTTGTCATTGATGTACTTGACTAAAAACTCATTAAGTGGATTATGAGCACCGGGTGCCCTGTGCTTGATATTTTCTGGAACAGTTTGTGGCCCAATGAAATTGGCCTGTCCACCTGGCTCTGCAGGCGGTACTCCCTGTGCGTGTTGATACATTATAGCACGCCAGCCAAATCCCTGCACGATATTCGGGCAAGTGTCAAACCATTTAAGTCTGGGACTGCCTAGATACATGTCGTAGCTGTCATCAGCCTGTTGATAGACTACCACTCGGTGCCCACGGCTCTTGAGATCAGCAATGGCCGCTAGTGTTTGGAACATCAAGTCTTCAGTCCGATCCAATAAACTATAGGCTTCTGTAGTTAGTTTGAGCTTTACAAACTCTTCACTTAGTCGTCGACTCCAAAAATGCTCCCAACGATTACTAAACTCTTGGTTCTGGGGATTGATCCAGCGCCCTTCGAAACTGTTGTTTTCGTTGTCTACTGTGCAAATAGGTATTTCGCTACGACTAACAAAGGTTAGTCCCAATACGTATAGAGTTGGCTCTGTAGTAGTGTAACTGTGCTTGAGGGTTGTGCGTAGAATACGACTATTTGCACTACCCCCGATAGCTAAACTGTCAGCGACAGGAATATTGAGTCTGGCTGCTAGGTCATTATGCCCACCGCCCCCAGCATAGCCTTCCATGTAGCTGCAACCGTTTACCACCAACTTCCGAATCATAGTAACTCTTTGATCTGCTTGTCGTCCCAGCCGTGCTGCTTGGCCAATGCTTTGAGTTCGTCTTTGGTGCTAAGGTCAGCTAACAACTCAATCTCATCCTCTTTGTAGGTGGGATATATTTCTCTAAGAAACTTACAGACCTTGTTGTTGTTTTCTTTCTTACCAGCAGCTAGCCATTTGTGAGTTTGCTTGCCCATTCCAGGACTCACAGTAGTGGCCAACAACCACTGCAACTTCTTGTGCTGTGTGGTATTGATTTCAAAGAAGTTCTTATTAAGACGCTCATTGACACTCATTAGATAATAAGCTTGCAGGTCTGAAGCACCTTCAACTACACTACCCCAACGAATCATCAAATATGGGCTAAACTTCTTTTGTTCCTCGGCTGTCATGCTGTCAAGATAGCCGCGATCTTTGCGATCAAGTGCTGCTAGTTCGTTGCCAATGTATAGCTTGGAGTTGTAATCAATTGGGGCCTTGGTTGCCTTAGGTTTTGTTGCCATTGTTCTTAATTAGATGATATGTTGCAATTACTCTATCAATTTCTGCTTGTAGTGTAGCATGAGACTTGGCTAAACGCCTAATGTCTCCCCACATCTTATCTTCCGCAATGTGCTCGTGTAGTGGTCGGCCATCGCTGGTGCGTGGGTCGTATTCGTATCCTACTAGTTTACGGGTACTTGAGTCAGCACCAAATTCTCTAGAATACACTTCTCCATTGGCACGTTCGTAAATCAATGCTGCGTTTTCTTTAAGTTGTCCCATATTTGTATCCATACTGTAGGTGTGCCCAACGCAAGAAACGTTCTAGTCCTTCTCGATCGTCGGGGTAGCTTTCTAAATAGATTCTTGCGAGTCTATTAACGGTTTCAAAAATTTGAGGTTCTGTATAATTTCCCATAACTATTCCGGTTTAGTGTATTCGCGCTTGGCGTGCTTGTGCAATTTGTATGATTTGCGCATTGCTCGTTTGGTTAGGTTTAACACTGCATATAATTGTTTTTCATTAAATTTAAAATTCTTATTTGCGGCCGCAATAAAGGCCTTAATAAGTTCTAGCTCCTGCTCAGTAACTAACGCAGGCTGGGCAACAAGTTCATTTGATTGATGCAATGCAACACTTAATAAGTCTTTGGTCATATTATCTTACCAAACTTTGGAGTAATTCACCACCTCGCTTTGTCGCGAAATGTCTTTAACAAAATAAGCACACAAAGGCTTTTCTGAATTTTCTTCTAGAGGAACTGCTAGCATCTGTCCTGGTTTGAGTTTTGGAAAGTACCACTTGACGTCTTGATAGATGTCTACAATCTCTACGCTCTTAAACTCGGGCCTGAAGCTGGACAAGGGGTTAAAGCAAAAAACGCTAAAGCCTCTATCGTTGATGCTGGTAAGTGGCACAACTTCTAGGTCGCCTAGGTCTGGTTCCCCGATTAGTAATTGCCAGTCTACCGGCATCTTGATAATGCTTTCGCCAATGCGCAATACCAGTGCCGGGCTGTTAAAGCTCTCCAAGAAGATTAAGGGAATGTAAAAATAATCAGGCTCTTTGGGGTCGCTGTTGTCTAGTACGCAAAAACGAAGGTCCTCAACTTCATCGGGGATTTCGTTCATTTCGAAACTTTTATTATCTAAGGTTAATATTCTCATTTTATTCTATGTAAAGGCCGCAGTTGATGTCACTAAACTGTACAATAACATCGCGGTGTAGGGGAAACTGGTCTAAAGGTAAGTCGCCCTCGGCAATATACCTATTAGTATAGTTGAAAGTACTAGCAAAGTAAACCTTGGGCACGTCCATTTGGCATAATGCGCCGTGGACCAACTTGTGATGTATGTGGCCGTAGTCACCATCTGCATTGTGTGTTAGGATTAGAGATGCACCGTTCGCTGCTCGTTGCAGTGCTGCTTCTGCGACCATTGGATCCCAGAAGTTAAATTGCTGTGTTTGCTGATCCGTATAATCATCAATGAAGCCCAGGAACTGTACGCCGACACCTCGCTGTACCCAATAGCGTGTCATTTCCTGCGCACGATCATCGAGATGATTATACGTTAGATATACAATACGCCAAAAGTACTCGGGATGGTTGTCGATGTAGGGGCGAGCAAATATAACACAGTCGTCGGGGTGTGCTACTACGCAACAGGCTATCATAGGTTCCATTGCTCCTGAATCAGCTTACAGTAAAGATCTGCCAGGTACTCTTGACTCTTAGGATCACCATGGTAGCCCGGGTCTTCGCCTTTAAACGGCCATTCGTTTGTGCTGTATGCAGGAGTTTCTTCATAGCGTAAAGTAAAACAACGGTCGGGCACTACACTAGGAAATGCTTCACGCACTGTGTCGCTGGTCCACAAGTTGTTGGCCACTAATAAAAACGGAATACCTGCATAGTGCAGTTGCATAATACCATCACGGACAATCCATTCGTCTTGCTGACGCTTCCACTCGCTGTCGTACATGAAGTTTACATACTGCTTAACTGCTGCCTGTGTATTCTTGTCTATTTTTGTACTGCGATAAGGGTGCTCGTAGTTCTCTGCTAGACTAAAAATAGTTTCGCAGATCATGCGATAGGGGTTGTTGCCGTAGTTAACATTATCAATACCCGCTGTACGATCGTATCCGATATTGTGATTATGTTGCAGATGCTTTTGCAAGTCACTGCCCCAACCTTTGTTTTCGTTTACAGGAGGTACATATGGTGCAGCACCTGCAGGAATTTCAATACGGTCATGGAACGTTGGTGCGACAATAACAAAGTCTGCACGTTGACGAATTGCTTCGTCTATTTGCACACGGATGCCGCCGTTGCTGCAACCTTGGCGTGCTAGGATTTCAACGTCCCATCCTAATTTTCGTGCAAGTACTTCTCCGTATGCTGTACCAGGCAGGTCTTTGGCAGGAGCAGAAAAGCTGCACCCGCATACTATTAGTTTTTTCAAGGTAGGTCTCTATTGTAAAATTGCTGATATACTGATCTAGTACCATCTAGCCAGTTTGAATGTAGCGGGCGAATATATTCAATTGGAACACGTTGTCCAATTTCGTGCATCATTGTTTCGATCAGTTGATTGCCTGTTTCAGTGTACAAATCGTCCGCAATATATTTATAAACCCTAGCCCCACGAGCTGCTAATGTATCTGCCAAATCCTGCAATCGCAAAGTCATGAGCCTATTGATAATAAATGCTTGCTTGCGTTTGCTTGCTGTGGTGGCATTGGGGTTGAGTTGGTTTAGGGTGGGGTTTTTACTGTGATAAATGTCTGTAATGAATTGAATGTTTTTGGGCAGCACAAATACATGCTTACAGTCCTGCAACTTCCATTGGCTAAGTTCCTCAGGTATTTGGCCAGACTCAACCCTAGTTCGATCAAAGTGTAATAGCGGTGCAGGATCAAGTATGCGATCTATTTCATCTATACTGCCGTGGCATTCGTAGATATTGCTGTAGTCTGGATCCCAGTATGCAACAGTGCCTTGAGAGTAGTATTTGCCGTGATACTTTAAACGAATTGCCCATTCGCGTTTTAACCAATCGTCGGGCGCCACTGAACGATGATAGTAGTGATACAAAAAGTAATAGCGTTCGTCGGCTGTGGGCTCAACTGCGGGCTTATATGGTTGTTCGTCAAAGAACTCAAACCGCGTGTCAATGGTGCAGATGTTTTTAACAAAGTTACCACCTGCACCCCACGGAAAATAAACAATTACATTGTTTACTGCCAATCTACTTTCTCCACTGCAAATGGATAGTTGGCTTCGGCGTAGAACTTCTTGCGTGTAGTCAAATGACGTTTCGCGAACTTGCAGGTAGACGTGATATCCCAGATTTGGACAAAATCT